ACGGGCAGCATCAGCAAAGAGATTGAGTTTGGCGTGAAGTCTCTGCTCGACGCACAACGCTGGGGATCGTACCAATGAGCATCGACGGCCGCATCAATGTTGACGTGCTGTTTCACGACAAGGACGGCACTGCATCGCTCAAGGTGCTGAGCCTGCAGGATTCTGAGGCCTACACGACTGGCCAAGTCGCCATCATGTCAGGCACATGCAACACCACCGGCGTGACGCTTTCGTTTGGCCCAAGCACGTACCGCAACGCATCTGGCGCACTAGTCAACGTCGCACCTGGAGGCAACGGAAGGATTGCTTTCCTCGCCACCGGCAACGGCGGAGTTCTGACGCAGGCCAACGGATCCATATACCTCTCATCCGCAAACCACGCCTGCGTCAGCAACATTGACGAGCAGGAGTCTGTTTCTGTTTTTGCCGTCAACGGCACGACAAGCTACCGGGTTGTCGTGTGGAGTGAGTCTTGATGGACGCCGGCCGCCTCCGCGAGCGAGTAACGGTGCAGCAGGCTGCGGAGACTCGCAACGCCCTCGGCGAAACCGTGCTTTCGTGGAGCACGTTTGCCACGCGATCGGCCAGCGTTGAAGGCGTATCGGCCCGCGAGTCCCTGGCGTTCGGCCAGCAGCAGATCGACGTGACGCACCGGGTGCGGATGCGGTATCTGACGGGGCTGACCCAGAGCATGCGAATCCACTGGCGTGGCCGCACGCTGGAGATCGTCAGCCTGCTCGAGCACAACAACCGCAGCGAGCACGAGCTGCTGTGCCAGGAGGCCGTGTAGATGGCACTTGGCATCATCCAGCTGGAGATCGACGCCAGCGAAATCGCTCAACTGCAAAAGTCGCTCAATCAGCTCTTCGACAACAAGGGGCTGGCACGCATTCTTGAGGATGCGTTGAAGAAGGCGATCAAGCCAGCGGAAGAACGGCTGAAGCAAATCACGCCTGTCGGCCCCACAGAGAACCTACGAAACGCAGTGTCTTCGCGGACCAAGGCGTACGAAAAAACCGGCACCGCCGTGGGGCTTGTTGGATACAGGCAGAGTACGAAAGAGCCATCAACGGCCATATCAAACGCAGCCCGCAGCGTCCGAAAGGGAAAAAACCGAGGCTTTCACCAGTGGTGGCTTGAGTTCGGCACCAAGGAGCGAACCGTTACGACGATTGCGGACAAGCCGTACACCAGGCGAGCCCATCAGCGGCGGATGAAATCCGGCGTGGTGGCCCAGATCAACGCTCACCAAGTCAGCGGCCAGGGTGCCGTCATCGCCTCGAGCTTCAACAAGCGAGGCCAGGTATTCAACTCAGACGGCTCGCTCCAGCCGTACGCCTTTTTCAAGAAAGGCAAGAAGGGCGAAACGGCGATCAGCGTGGGGGCCACGCCTGCCGGCGGCATTCGTCGCATCGCTCCGGTGCAGACGGCACTCCGCGAGACGCAGCCGCAGATTGCGGCAATCCTGCAGCAAGAACTCCGCATCTCGCTGGAGCGTGCCATCGACGCCATCACGTTTTCGTCGAGTGGAACCGTGGGCGGCGTGATTGGGGAATAGCCATGCTGAAATCACCAGAGCAAGCGGCGGCCAGGGCGATCATCGCCGATCCAGCGGTGGCCATGATTCTCGGCCAGCGAGTCTGGCCCGTGCTGGCTCCCGCCTCGGCGTCGCTGCCGTTTGCTACGTGGCGTCGCACGGCAGTGACGCGGACCCAGGGGCTTGGCGGCCCGATAGGCGCAAGCACGGTGCAGCTGGCCGTGGACGTGTACGCCACCACGTACGAAGAGGTGCGAGAGGCGGCAGACGCGATCCGCTCATCTCTGGATGGATGGGGCGGTGCCGTTTCAGAATACGTAAGCGTTCGGAACGTCAGCTTGGACAGCGAGTCCGACGGCTTCGTTCAGCTCGCAGGCGGCGATCTTCCGCCCGTGTACCAAGTAACGCAGTCCTACTCGATCCTCTGGCAGGAGACTTAGCAGATGGCCTTTGAGACACCGCACGACGGCGCCGGCACAGTTCTCACGTTTGCTGGCTCGACGTACACCGTGACCAACATCGTCGTGTCGGCGACGGACCCGACTGCCGAGGATGAAAAGATCAATGTCTCGCATCTCGGCCAGACTGCTGGCGAGACGGCTAAGACGCTCGACCTGCCCCTTGCGGGCTCCGTGTCCGGCGACACCGGGCAGACCGTGCAGTTCGATTACGTCGGCAAGACGCTGATTGCCGACCGTGCGACCGGCACGCTGGCGATCACGGTGGGCGGCTCTTCGCTGCTCAGCCGGGCTGGCACCGTGCAGAGCTCGACGCTCACGCTGGCGACGCAGGATGCGATCCGTGGCCAGGCGACGGTTCGCATTGCCCGCAGCTAAGCCGTGACGGAGGCCCGTCATGGCAACCTATGCTTCGGGCGTCACCGCTACGTGGAATGGCACTTCTTTCGGAGAGGTGGCCGAGCTCGTCGTCACGGCGGCTCGCTGCCTCTCGCTCGTGCCAGCACGTGGACGCTTGACGTTGGCACTATAGAGATGAAGTGCCTGCACACGGCGAACATCTCAGCCACCAACTACGGCAAGCGTGGCACCGTCACGATTTCTGGCGGCGGCCTTGGCTACACCGGCACGGCGGTGCTTGAGAAGTTCACGCTAACGGGCGTGGTGAACGATGTGGCACGGTACGCCGTGACCCTCAGACTTCAGGGATGACACATGCTCAGCGTTTCTGAACTGGCCGCACAGATTCTCGCCGCCGACGATATGCCGGTGCTCAAAGTCACCGTCAAGGAATGGAAAGGCGGCGACGGCAAGCCGCTCGTGCTCGGCATCCGAGTGATGACCGTAGAGGAGCGGGACAGCTACGAGCGGGAGTGGATCGGCAACAAGGAAAAGGGCGTGGACAACTTCCGTACGAAGTACCTCGCCCGCTGCCTGTGCCATCCCGAGAGCGGCGAACGGCTCTTTGACGAGAAGGGCATCGAAGCCTTGGCGAAGAAGTCGGCCGCCGTCGTGTCAAAACTGTTCGAGAAGGCGATGAAGCACAACGCCATGACTGAGAGCGACGTGGAGGAACTCGCAAAAAACTGAACGCCCGGCCGACGAGAAGGTTTTTGTTTCGGCTGGCTGGGCACTTAGGCATGACGGTGCGGGAACTGTCACGCCGCATGGACTCGCAAGAGCTTTCGGAGTGGATCGCGTTTACGCGGTACTACCAAGCCTTGCCAGATCCGTGGCGGCAGACGGGCTTGCTCACCAGTGCCGTGCTCGCACCGTACAGCCCGCAAGGCAAAGCCCCGAAGGCCGAAGACTTCAACCCGATTGAAAAAGCCCCGCAACACGTAGACCAGATGAGGGCCGAGCTTCAGAAGCTGTTGGCCTTCGCCAAGGACTGATGGCAAACATTCTCTCACTGGCGATGAAGATCAACGCCGACGCCTCTGGCGTTGTCAAGAATCTCACGCCCGCAGAGAGGGCGCTTGAGAAGCTGGGCGCGCAGGCTGCGAAGGCCACCAGCGTTTTTGATCAGTTTGCTGGTACCAGTGCTGCGGCGGCCACCGCACAAGCGAACGCGTCAAAGTCGCTATCTGATTTGTCAGACAGCCTTGCTCGCGGCGAGATCAGTGCTAAAGACTTTGCTGCTCGTTACGAAGAACTGACTAACGAAATCAACAAAGAGGCTGCCGCGTTCAAGCGTGCTGCGCAGATCACCGAAGCGAACCTGTCGCCGATTGAGCGTTACGAAGCTGCCGTTGATGAGCTTGAAGAACAGCTTCGCGCTGGCCGCATCTCGCAAGAAACCTACAACCGTGCGATGGAAAAGGCTCGCACAGACTTAGACCGTGCCGGCACATCGGCCCAAAAGACCGACAAGAGTATGGAGTCTCTGACTCGCAATGTTAGATTCCTTGCTGGTGTTGAGCTTGGCAGATTGTTTGTTGGTGGCGTCCAGGCAATCGGCAATGCCATCCGCGACGTAGCCACGCGCATCACGTCGCTAGTCGCCAGCGTGAATACGTCGCTTGACTCCCTAAACGATTTCTCCGCACGCAGCGGCATCGGCGTTGAGGCTTTGCAGGGCTACTCGCTCGCAGCCAAACTGGCTGGCGTGGACACCGAGCAGTTTGGGGCCGCCGTCCAGAAGTTGGCAGTAAACATCGGCAAAGCGACGCCAGGCGACGCTCTGGATAAAGCACTGAAAGGCATCAACCTATCGCTTGCGGACTTGCGGGCACTCTCGCCAGAGCAGCAGTTCTCCGAGATTGGCGACGCCATCTCGCAGCTGCCGACTGCGGCCGACAGGGCTGCGGCTGCCGTTGCGATCTTTGGCAAGCAGGGGGCTGCACTCGCACCGCTGTTTCGTGAAGGTGCAGCCAGCATTGAAGAGCTACAGGCCCGTGCTGAGCGGCTCGGAATCATCGTGAGCGAGCAGCAGGTTGGCAACGTGGCCGATATGAACGACGCCTTTGATCTTGTCCGTGCCACACTCGACGGCATCATCGGTCAGGTCATCGGCAACCTCGCCCCAGCAGTCACCGCCGTCACGGATCAGTTCTTGCGTTTTGTCGAAGAGTGGAGCGGTGCGCAGGGCGAAGGCGGGACGGGTATTGCCAACGCCATAACCGATGTGCTGCTTGAGGGTGCCGAATACTTTGCCGGCATCTTTGATCTGTTTGTTGAGAACTTCGGCGATCTCGGCGAGACGTTTGCATTTGCCGCTGACGTTTTTGATGTCACTAGCAAAATCCTGCTGTCTGCCGCCGAGGGACTGCGTGCCGGATTTAACGCCGTGCAGCTTGGCATCGACGCCCTGCTGATTGGCTTTGGAAAAATCGTTGAGTCTCTTGGCAGTTACGTCAGCGACGATCTAGAGCAGTTCGGCGCAGGGCTTGCGGCTGCGTCAGAAGAAAACGCAAGGCGTAACGCCGCAGAGATGGAGGCTGCTGCGGCCAATGCTGCGGAAACCTTTAACAGCATTTTTACCGGAGGAGAAGGCAACGCTGCCGCCGCTGGCCAAGGGGCCGCCCAGCAGTTTTTAAGCGGGCTGCGGTCAGAGATCGAGAACGCACGCCGGCCGGAAGTCAAAGTGCAGGCCGATCTTGGCGATGCTCAAGAGCGGCTCGACGCTTACTTCAAGACTGCCGAAAGCGGCGGCGACGTGTTCTTTCAGCAGTCGGCCGAAACGGTTGCCAAGTTCCAGGAGATGGCTGCGGCTGGCGAGCTTACTGCCGACCAGATTCAGATCATGAACGGCTTCATGGATGATCTGAACGGAAAACTGAACCAAGAGATTGCCGCTCGGCAGGCCGCGGCTGAGGCTGCCACCGCTCAAGCGGACGCCGACAAGAAACGCATCGACTCACTGCTGCAGTCAAACGACGCTGCCGCCAAGATTGAGGCGGATCTGCAGGCCGTGCAACGCGAGCAGGCACGCGTCTCTGCGGAACTCGCTGCCGCCCGTGAGGCCGGCAACGTCGCCCAGGCCGACGCTGCGGCTGCCCGTCAGGCAGAGCTTGATCAACTGCAGGCTAGCCTTGAGGAGCAGCAGCAGGCACTCGACCAGGGCTTCGACCAAGGCTTCCAGGCGGCTTTCGACAACGTCAACCGCAACATCGACGGACTGATTGCAAAGTCGCAGCAGTTTGGGCAAGCCGGGTTTGATGCTGCCGTGCGCTTGCAGGAGGGCATTGCTGCCGCCCAGGAGCAGGCCCGCGACGGCATCCTGAATGCCGAGGCGTACCAGCAGGAGGTTCAGCGGCAGCAGGACCTTTTCAACGCCGAGCTTGAGCACCTCGAAAAAGTGAAGAAGCAGAAGGAGAAGGACGCAGCCGAGGCCGTCGAGAACCAGAAGCGGCAGAACGAAGAACTTCTCAAGGCCCAAGAGAACTACCGCAAGCAGCAGGACCAAGCACTGCAGGCGTACCAGCAGCAGCAGGCCAAGGCTCAGGAGGAGTACGCCAAGGAGCAGCAGCGTATTTTTGAGGAGCAGCGCAAGGCCGCCGAGGCCGAAGCCAAGCGGCAAGAAGAGCGGCTCGCCAAACTCAACACGCTCGGCCAGGGCACGGTCAACGCGCAAGACATCCGCACGGCTGAAGGTGCGGCACTGGTGCTGAACCTTGCCGCCGGGGCTCAAGATCCGCGACTGATCCAAGAGCGTCTACAGACAAAGCTGCTCGAGCAGATCGCCGCAGGCATTGGCCAGGCGGCTGCCAACTATTTCAACACGCCCGTGGCCATTGTCGGCTATGCGGACGTGGGAGGCATCTAGCGTGGCTGTCGCTTCATCAAACGAACTCGCACGCACATTTGAAAACGAGCTTGCCGGATCGCCAAAGGCAGTCCGCACGTGGGCCGTCACTCTTACGGATGACACGCTACAGAACAGCCCGACATCTCACGCTGCTGTCATCTCGCACCTCTCGCTCGACAACTACGGCTCGTCGCACCCAGACATTGCGAATGCGTACGTGGGGCTCCGGAAAGTCACCGTGGCCGAGCGGTTCTCTGACTCCCCGTATCACGTTCTTGTGACTGCGGAATATGGCGTCATCTCCGCCAACGAGCTGCTTGCTCCAACGTCACGCACTGCCGAGTGGAGTTTCTCTTCTCAGCCAAGTCAGGTGCCCGCACTCTATTACTGGGACGGCTCAACCCGGCGAGCACTCACAAACTCAGCGTTTGACTATTACGAGGGGCTGCAAACTGAAGAGCTAATCGTCACGGCGAAGATAGTTCGCAACTACTCAGACTTTGACGCAACCGGCGGGCCGCTCGACTTGATAGCAGCCACCAATAAAATCAACTCTGGCAACTACCTAGGGCAGAGCAACGTCCACTGCTGGAAGGTTGCAGGCGTCGCCACCGAGTACGTCACGGAAATCTACAACAACGTCTCATATCAATACTGGCGCACAACGTCCGAGCTGCATTTCAGGCAGAGCACTTGGAATCTGTTTCTGCCAGACGTGGGATGGAACTTTATTGCCGGCGGGCAGAAACGTCGGGCAATGGTGTTTGATTTCCAGAATGGCGAGTGGGTGGCGTCTCCCAATCCAGTTGGGCTAGACGGCTCCGGTGGCATGAACTTCACCGCTACGCCGTTTATCAATGAGCGACGAGTGCACGAAGAAGCAAACTTCACGACGTTGTTTGGCGTGCCTCCTACAGTGTGAGCCATGGCAAAGAAGCGACCCCGCGATGCCGTGCAGTTCACGCTTGAGTCCGCTGAGCGGATTGCCAGCGTCGTGCGTGCTGCCGAGACACAGCCTCCCGCTACTGCTCCGCTGAGATTCAGCCGACAGCCCGCAGCAATGCCGTCTGGCATCAAGTTGGCCAGATACACCGCAACCACTTCATGGGTAAAAGGTGCTGTCAGGCCAGTAGTATTTATGACTGCCAGCACGAGCGCGATATCTTTCTCTGGAATAACAGCCACCGCCATTAATCGCTTTGCGATTATCCCTGGGCACACTGGCTCCGGGGCGATCACTACCGATGGCGTATTGCTTAGCCTGCAAAAAGTAGGCGGCATTTGGACAGTCATGAATGCGGAGTCATGACTGATGCTGCACGGAGATCGAGAAAACCCAAAGGTGATATCGTGGGGAAACCCAGGCGTTCCCACGGGAAACCGAAACAACAACGCCATGCTCGCCGCTGGACGGAGAACAAACAACGGCAGCTATCAGCGACGATACGTGCCTGTGATAACGGCTGCGACTGCAGATTATCGCGTTGAGCCCGTCAGGATAGACACGGCCACGCGGCAGGCGATCACCTTCACGAGCATGACCGCAGACGCGCTTGAGGCAAACAGCAGCCCAGCATTTGCTGGCAGGGTTTATGGAGTTGATGCCGGCGGCGTGCTTCGCGGGTGGGGCTACAACCCTGCAAGCATTGGGGATGCTCGAAATCCGAGTCCGCTTGCAGGCCACATCTTTGGCCATCCAGTGCCCCTGACGGCAAAGGAGGACAGGGACGCAGGCTCGAGGGTTGTGACTTTCACAAAGGTGCAAGGTCGAGACAGCTTTGTCGGGGTGGGGCAATCCGGAAATGTTCTTGCTCTTTCAAGCGGTGGCACGCTGTACGGCACCAGCTCGCTTGGCCTCGATAACGCCCAAACGCCAGCTACGGCGTCGTATCGCGTAATGAACTCAGTGTCTACCCAAGCGTGGGCAGACTTTGAGTGCTTCGGCGTATCTGGTGACGTGATGGCCATTCGTGACAACGGCACTTTGTGGAGCACGAGCGCACTGCGGTCAACAGCATCTTCAGCCACGTCACAGATCAAGGGCTGCATATCCGCCGTCTATCTTGCGTCACCGTTCACGCAGTCAACCAACGCATCAAATACCATTTCCGCCAGTGCAGCCGCTGCCCCGCCCGGCGGCCGAGTTCTTTCTTTTGAACTGACGCGGAAAACACCTACGTCTTCGTACGAAGTCAGTTCAATAAGTGACGCTGGGCTTTTTTACACAGCCGTCCCGACGGTGACGTTTAGCTTCTTGGAAAACGCCAACAACAGTCCTGCCGTTTCGATGGAGTTGTTGCCCGAAACCGGCTGGGTGCAACTTGCCGCAAACGGAAACACCGTGCTTGCTCTGAATCGCGGCGGCAGCACATCAAAGGTTTTCGTGGCCACTTCGTCTAAGACTCCTGACGATTTTATGCCGTCAGACTCTTTCACGAATCAGGCCAGCATTGGCGTGTTCGAGCTTCGGCACCTGCCTGGTGCGCAGAATCATTCCGAGAATAAATACGCGCATGTCGAGTCAGTGCATCTGGCAAAGGGAATGTTTCGGAAGGCTGGTTTTGATGAGGCGTTGAGCGCTTTTTTTCTGCAGTCGCAAGTGCACAAAAGCAGATCCAACATGCTTGTTCTTGGAGACAACCAATATGGGCAGTTAGGCGTAGCCAGCACAGGCACCGTTGTCCGATCACCAGCCGAGGTGGCTTCCCCAGACGCTGCAGATTTTGTGGCCAAGCGAGTGGCGTGTTCGCTGATGAATACGTTTGTCGTGCGAGAGGGGAGTGATGTTCCAGGCTACGCCGGAACGCACGTCCAACACCTATACACCGCTGGGATGGTGTTTGCGTTTGGCCGAGACTTTGACTACGCAGCACAGCACACAGTTGCTCTCTATTTTGCCTCGTACTCAACCGTCGCCGATGGTGTGATTCAGTAGTTGACGCCCCTGCCATAGTCGGGTGGAAGGAGACGCCCGTGGCCGAGGATCACACGTTTACGCTCAACGGTGACGAGCGGTGGCTGATCCGTTTCACTGATCTCAAGGGCCAGGCGTACGGCTACACGTTCAGCCAGAAGGCGAAGCGGCCACGCATCTTGATCCACAACGGGCTCAAGGGGCGGCACAAGCTCACGATCATCGTGCACGAGTTGCTCCACGCTTTGTACCCAACGGCCAGCGAGGAGCACACGGAGCAGGCGGGCAAAGACATTGCCAAGGTGCTCTACAGCCTCGGATACCGGGAGGTGCAGGATGGCGGGAGCTGACGCAATCACTGAGATGGCCCGTCGGCTGTGCAGGCTGCACCCGGACGCACCTGCACGCACGCTGGCTCGCCGCCTGGTGCGAGAGTGCAACAACGCCATCACTTTGAAGCAGGCCAACCTGCGGATCTCTCGGCAGTTCGGCGTGCAGGGAAAGCACTCACGAAAGAACGTTCGGGCCGTCGCACCACGTGCCGGCCGTAAGGCTGGCGAAGTGATCTCAATGCCTAAGAGCATGGCCGAATCGTGGACGCCGCACGTCATGAAGGTGCTGGGGCCGGTAGGCATCATCTCCGACGTGCACGTTCCGTATCACTCTGAGATCGCCGTGGCCGCTGCCATCGGGTTTCTCAAGGAGCAGAACCTATCGGCTCTGCTGCTCAACGGAGACATCGCAGACTTCTATGCAATCAGTCGCTACATGAAGGATCCGACGCAGCGAGACTTCAAGGGCGAGCTTGAGGCGGTGCGTGCGTTCATTGCCTACGTGCGGCAAGAGTTTCCCGACATCCCAATCGCTTACAAGCTCGGCAACCACGAAGAGCGTTGGACGCACTGGCTGTGGCAGCACGCCGCTGAGATCAGCGACGATCCACGCATGAGCCTTGGGGCGTGGCTGGATCTAGACAAGCACGACGTGACGCTCGTTGAAGACCAGCGGCCCATCATGCTTGGGCAGTTGCCCGTGTTCCACGGCCACGAGTTGCCGCGTGGCATGGCTGCCCCGGTGAACGTCGCTCGTGGCGTGTGGATGCGAATGAAGGGCACGGGCCTCGTCGGTCACCATCACCGCACAAGCAATCACGCCGAGAGCGATTGGCGGCACCGTGAAACTGCCAACTGGTCTGTCGGCTGTCTCTGCGATCTCACGCCTGAGTATTCGCGGGTAAATGCTTGGAACTGGGGATTCGCCGTGTGCACCGTTCACGAGCGTGGGGCGTTCGACGTGCACAACTACCGAGTCATGGGCGACGGCACGGTGCGATCGGCATGAGCAAACCAACGCCCGGCAGCGACGCCGCGATTAAGGCCGGTTGCACTTGCCCTGTGTTGGACAATCACCACGGACGCGGGTTTTTCTGGGGCACCGCTACGGTGTTTTGGATTGGCGAAACCTGCCTACTGCACGCCAAACGAAAGGACGCCGATGAGCCCATCAATCGCAGACGCAAACGCCGCACTACGCCAGGCCGTTGAGATCCGCCGCGAGGCCCAGGCCGCCGGCAAGCCGCACGAGGCGTGGTACGTGTCACCAAGTGAAACAGATTCGTTTCAACCTGTTACAAAACCTCTGCCCCAGCGACATGAGGCAGAGGTTTCGTATCAGCAGGACATTCACGAGCACCACCTGCACCGGGCGGGCCTGACGCAAGACGAGCTTGACGAGGCCATTGAGCGGCTGCGTGGTGACGGCATCTCGCACGAGCAGCGGCCAGGCTCGCTGCCGTTTCTTGAGTTGCTCGAGGAGTTGCGGACTCTGCACCTGAGCAAGTCGCAGGACTACGGGAGCGAGAGCGACCCGCTCGCCAACATCCGCCAAGGTGCCGAGTTCGTCGGCATCGAGCCATGGCGTGGGTGCTTGGTGCGAGTGGCCGACAAGGTGCAGCGACTAAAGACGACGCCTACCTGCTTGAGTGCGAGATGCGTGCCCGCAAGTTCAGCGGTGCGTACACCGGCACCTCTGGCACGCTGGCAGCGGACGTGCTGCGGTTGCTCAAGGAGCTCAGCCGGATTAAGGGCGAGGCCGCCGTTGAGCGAGCCAGACGAGTAGATGCGTGAGCCGGGCGGCGGGTTGAGGCGGCGGGTACTCCTTTCCCCGACGCCTCCCCGCTTGCTCGGCTACCTCGGCTTGCCCGGCCCGTTCAGGTCCAGCGGCGGCAGTGCTGCCGTCGAGTCGCTGTCGTTCGGGCAAATGACCGGATCCACGTAGACACGCTGCAGGTTGGGGTCGCTGTGATCGAGCAGCTGCGTGGCTGCGGCCCGTCCACCGGCGAGGGCGGCATATGAGGCAGCCGTGCGTCTCAGGCCGTGAAAGCCCCTGTATTTGACGCCGGCCGACTTGCACAGGAGTTTCAGGCTCGTCCACTGGCTGCGGCTTTTCCGGTCCCACGGCCAGACCAACTGGCTATCCTCGCGCCGGTGCTGGGCCAGCATGGCGGCGAGGTCTGGCGTTATCTGCCGCTCGATGTCCCTGGTTGAGCCCTTACGGGTTTCTCCGCGAAAGATGACCCGACGGCCGGCTAGGTCAACATCGCCCCACCTGAGCGACGTGGTGGCCTCATAGCGCTCCCCGGTGCAGTAGATGGTGTAGATCAGCGTGCCCCACCACCATGCGGCAGGCAGCCCGTCGATGTAGCCATTGCGGTGCCGAGCCTGCCGCACCAAGGCGGAAACGTCTTCGGCTGTGTAGGCTCGGCCGGTGGGTAGCCTCTTGGGCACCTTGATGGTGGGCAACTCTGGGAACTCGGCGGCCAGCCGCTTACGGGCAGCATAGGTCCAGCAGGCCTGAATCATCACCTTGTCTTTGCGAACCGATGCCGGGCTCGGCAGTTTGCCACGCCACCCAGGTGTCTCGGCTCGCCACCGTAGGTAGCGGGCAATGACCAGATCGTCGAGATCCTTGACGGTGGGCTCGTGCCCAAGGAACCGCTCGAGCCTGTCCACGAGCATCCCGTACAGGGCGACGGTCTTCCCCTTGAGCCCCCGTAACAGGGCGTAACGCTCAACCAAATCTCGCAACGTCATGGCCATGGCTGATGATCCCCGGCAGGTGAACGGCTGTCCATGCCTCGGGACTACTATACAACCCCTCGACTCCCCTCGCCTCCACTAGAGTCCTCGTACACCACTGTACGCCGACCGGGTCTGGCAGGGCAACCTGCCGGATTCCGGCGGCGTCAGTGGATCGCGGGACGCTGGTTTGACCAACTACCGCAGGCATGTAGTATTGGGGGCATGGTTTGCATGGCGCACAACATCGAGGGCGGCGAATACCTCACCGTGGCTGAAGCCACGGCCGTAATGGGCTGCAGCGAGGGCTGGGTGCGGATGCTGCTGCGAGACGGCAA